GATGGAACCGAGTCCGGTGGAATCAGCGCGGCGGCTTGTCCCCAGGTGCTCCCTGACGACTGACCGGCCTGCCTCGTGTTGCTAGTGCCATACCCGTACTGTGCCGCCTGGGCTACTGGTTGCGCGGGCGCAAACAGCGCAACCGACCCCCACAGGAGCGCAGCCCCTGCATAGGCGATCAACCCCGCAATACTCGGTGCATGCCCATTTGCAGAGATGAAACTCTCCGGAGGCTCGGATGGGAGCGCCGTGGGACCGGGGTTTACAGGCGGGTAGAACACCCGCATCTGTCGCCCTGGTCGCCCTGGTCGCCCTGGTCGCCCTGGTGAGAATTTCTCAGGCATGATTAGTTACAGTCAATGACTTCGTATTCCCACAATTGGAACCCGTTCCCGGCGTTGGAACTCGAGAACCCAACAAAGAAATCTATCGCGTTGGAAACAGAAGAGTTAAACCCGGTACCGAGTGCTGGGGCTGCGTTGCCATTGTTAATAATAGTCGGTAGGCCCCCAGTGGTAATGTCTGCTGCTGCCGCGCCAGAGTTCTGAAGCATGAGGCCCTCAAATTTCCCCATGCCACGAAACTTAGCCAACGTACCGTTCCCGCTCGTGTCGAGAGTTATTCCAATTTCTCCCCACATAGGTGCGAGCGTGTGCGCCGTGGTCGTCAGAATGATTGCACCTGAGTCATAGACCGCCACACCACCTATCACAACCTGGATATTCATGGTCCCTGGGGTGGTGACGATGTTCGACACGCCGGCTTGAAACACCACCCTGAACTTATGCCCGTCGTAGTACATGGGTGGTGCGATGAGTGGTAACTGATCTGAGACACCCACCACTGAAGTCGCGCTTGTCAGCATCGACTTGGCTGTGGTGTAGGTGTTGTACAACGTCCCCTGCTTTTTAATGCAGGCAATCGTTTGTATGTACCCAAGTGGTCCAAATGCCATCGTAATAACCCCTCTCTATAGTGGGGCATCCTGATACGCAGGACACCCCACCTAGTCTGATTATTCCTCGAACGTCACGCTATAGCTCGACAGCGAGGCGTCTGCCCCCGCAATGTTGCCACACGCGATCTGATTGAACAGCGTTCCTAACGCCCCTCCCGCGACCATCCACTCTCCTCCAATGGGGAGAATGATGACGCCTCCACCGCCCAGCACGTTCCAATCCTGCGTCCAGAGTCCAGCAGGATCAGCCGCCAGGGCCGCTTGCGTCGCATAGGTATTCACAGAGCACAACGCCACCGCGTTAGGATTGGACGATTGCAGCGTTAAGGCGGTTGGTGTGACCGCCGTGTTGTTCACTCGACCCCAACGTGTCCGGTAGCCGGTAGATGTGGTGCCTCGTCCGCCCCAGCCGAACATTTTCACTTTGGCCGTAATGCCAACGGTGAGCGCCGTCAACGCCCAGTTGTCGGCCTGTGTGGCATGGGCCACCGGGGTGAACGCGCCTCGATTTGCGGTAAACTGTGCCATAAATTATTTCTCCTTCCCCGGCAAGATAAGCGCCCGCGAGGGAGCCGGTTGTTCCCGTACCGCAGGCTGTGTGTAGGACCTAGGTAGTTTTGCCACCATGTCACTGTATTGCTCGACCTGCTTCATGAATGGCTCACACCCAAACACCAACATACGATCAGCACAAAAGTCACAAATGGGAGCCATGCACCGGCTGCACCATCCGCCCTCCTCTTTCCACGCCTGCAAGAGCACGATCTTTTGGCAGTGCGTACAGGTCCGGACATCGGCTTGCTGTTGCTTGCCGCCGCTTGGCCGGTCATCGTTGTTGTAATAGCCTGCCCCTGATGCGTGCGGAGTCCCGATAACAAAACTCATGGATTCACCAAGAGCATACGGCCCATAGAGAAAGATGCTTCTCCCCCTGCCGCCTCGCTGAACGTGTCAAGCGAACACAGCGCCGCAACGGGCGTCGTCGTCACGGTGGTCGTGGTGTTGTAGGTGCCCGTTGCCGTCACGATCCGGTACATCGTGGCCAAGGGAAAGAAGTTACTGCCGTCCGTTTCCCCGTTGATCAGCGTGAAACTGTTGCCGACCGTATGCGTGTACGTTCCGCCGCTGCCCTCGCACGTAAACCCTCCAAGCAGGAACTCATCGGCTATCGTGGTCGTTTCTGGTCCAGAGTCATAGGCCGAGGCGGCATCGTTGACCACGCCTTCCTGGTCCAGCGTCACCCCTGCGCCGTTCGTGGTTTTGATTTCCACCACCGCGATCCCGCACGTCCCAGCGACATTGCAGGTCAACGTAAAGGTATGCCCAGATCCACCGACAGCGTTGGCACAGCGGTAGCGCCGCATGGCCACGACGCCTCCGCTGTCTGTCAGCTCTGACCCAACCTGTGTCCAGGTGTTGCTCTTGCTGTCTGTGACTGAGGTAAATGTTTGGGTGGGCTTTTCAAGATTGACGATGACGACCAGGCCAGAACCAGCCGCTTGCGTCGTGATGGATCCAGTCGTGGCGGTGGATCCGATAGTCGATGCGATCGCCGACACGCCAAGGGTGAGCGCCATGTTACGTGCGATCCTTTCGTAGGACAGCCAAGAGCACCTTTGCGGCCGTATCGCGCGATTTCTGAATGACGTGTTGCGAGTTTGGCGCGTGTTGCCAGGCCAATTGACCGACTGAGGCACAGAGCAACACCCCACCCATGAGCGCGCGCCTGAAATGCCAGCTAATGCCCATCACCGGTAACAACACCTCCATCCAGACAAACCATTGTCCACCCACAGCGGGGAACGACGAGACGGGAGCCACGACCGTTGCCACTAACGCGTGCGGGTAGTTCATCGGCGTATAAAACAGGGTCCACGTATTGGTCGAGGTGCATTTGTACAACCGCCCATCTGCGCCAGGATTCAGGCTGTCCCACGAGCCCTCATCTGTTTTCCAATAGCCCGCCCCTACCGTGCAGGTGCCTGGGAGACTGGTGCCGAGATCGACATTGTAGAAATGGGTATTTTCGATCACGGTGGCTGAACCAAATGAGGTCGCTGGGCTATAGACCCCGTTATCGAGATTATTTTTGATGACGTAGATCGGCTCCAGCGTGATTGCCGGTGGGTTCGGTTTGTTCGTCCAGGTCAGCGGGCTGGCCGTGAGGTCCGGGTAGGCGTCACCTGAGATCAGATCGGTCTGCCCTGTGCCTGGTTGTGCGTAGCACAAGCTGCCGTCGTTGTTGTCATTGCGATCGAATGCGGACTTTGCCGTAATAGTACCTGTTGCGGGAGTAGCTGGTGTGCCGGTGACCGGGAACGTCACGAGGTTATCGGCAGGCGGTCCACCCAATGCGCTGGAACCTGATGCCACTTGGATGCCGTTATACTCCGCCTGCCCAGCTCCCGCGATGATGAGATACGAGGTGCTGTTGTCGCATTTGTGCCCCGGAATCGTCGCGGTCGCCGTCGTCCCTACTCGTGTGATGGAACTCACGCTGTAGATCCCACAGCCGCATGCAGGATCGAAGCCTCGGTTGTCGAGCTTCTCCCGATAGTGGCTCATGTCGTAGACCTGATCGAATGCGCCAGTACCGGTGTTGCCGAAGATGATGGCCGTGCCGCCGCGTGAATGTGTGAGTGTCGGGGTGTGCGGGTCTGTCCAGGTAAAGGTGTTGTTGTACACCTCCCACTGCCGCACGCCATAATCGTTTCCGCCGGTCTCAAAGCCGTGGTTCGCCATGACCACATTCTCGAATCGGTTTTTTCGGTAGACGTTGCGAGCACCGGTATGGTCGTCAGTGATCCAGATGTAGGTGCCGCCACCGCGCGAAAACGTATTATCCTCGAACACCAACACTTCACCGCCAAAATTACTGGCATTAGAAAACGACCCCTCACCCAACCCGTTCGACCAATCTGTCGACGTGTACACTCCAGCCCATTTGCCATGGTGAGAGATCGCACCGAAATCGTTGTTGTTGGGGATGATGTTATGATCCACCACCCCGCGCACGTATTCGTGAAATCGTAATTTCAAGCAGGAGTCTGTGCCGAACTTGACATGATCCACACGCACGAGGCCGCTCGTGCCCCTGATGTGGAATTGCCCGCGCTCATCGCCACTTCCACAGGCTCCAGTCGTGGCCACCGTCAGATGCGCCAGTCTATGGAGATACCCGCCGGTGCTCGTCGTCGTGACGAGGAAGAGATTGTTGCCGGACGTATTGGTGATCGTCGTAGGGCATGAGGTCGGCACGCCGTTCCCATCGAGCGTGCACTCGTTCTGCCCTCTGATGGTCAAGGGCTTATCGGTGACGACTAACCCCGTGGCCCAACTGCAACTGCCGTTTGGAATCAGGACGGTGTCGTTGATCGAGGCCGTCGTGTTGACCGCCGTGTTGACATCTGCATAACTGCATGACGCCGCGGTGATCGTCGCCGCGTCCACCGGAGATCCGTAGAAGGCCAGCGCGAGCGTCGGCGCGAGAAGCAGACACACCGTCATCTTTCGACCTGTTCGCTTCGATGCACGCCACAGCCGCCACTCGTTGAGCAGCATGTTGAATCCACCTAACAGTGCGACGACTGAGGCGATCACCGCGAGGATCATGGCGAGTCGTGGCATCATCGCTCTCTCAACCTCTCAACAATCGATTGCAGGCACAGCATCAACTCCCGATGGCTCACTGAAGCGTCGGGGTCGCAGGAATCGACGGTGCCAGTTTGTCGAAAGGGACGGACACAGTTAGCCCCGATTTATTCTTCGCGGCGTCCCGAGCCAGGAGAGCGAGCGCGCCCTCCTTCACGCCCACGTCGATCGGGAACGTATGTTTCACGCCGGATCCGACGTGGGGTACCGTCCCCTTGAGCATGGCCGGATCAGACTTCACCCCACAGCCTGCCCCCTCGCACCCGTAGATTTCATAGGCCTCGACATCCGGTTCTGGGTTGCCGACCCACGACGCCGTCTCCGCGTGCGCGGGAGACGCCATAGCTATCAGGCCTGCCAGCAACGTCCACATCCACGCATGCATCATAGTGCCTCCTAGTGGTCCAAACATCCTTACGCCACTCGATACAGATTGCGCACCGGGAAATCGATTTCGTACTTCAACGCTTTGGTCGAGCTGTACCCCACTTCGATCAGGCACCGATGCCACTCCAGATCGTTGGTGGTATCGAGAATGGCGTTGTCGGCTGGGTCCAGCGTCAGCGTGAGCAGGCCCGAGGTGGCGTGGATGGTCCCGCGCCCCGTGTTCTTGATGTTCACATCGTCGGCACTGTTGATGATCGGCTGCGCTGGTTCGTCTCGCGCGTAGAGGGTGAGCGTGGCCGTGGAGATCGCCGACAAGGGCACCGGCGCGCCCAGCTCATCGACCAGCGTCATCGTGACGCGGTGCGTGCTCAGCTCCGGGACGATGATCTGTCGGCCGCTCGCGTCCTTCAGGATCGTTCTATTTTCCGCCATGGCAATCATGCGAGTCCTTCAGTTTGGGCACGTCCTGCAAGCGCTTGGCAGCCCATCCCCGAACATCACCGTGCATTCCTGGATGCAACTCCCGCCGCAAAACTCCCCGACGCCCTGCGTCTTCGTTCGGTCCTCTGTGGCCTTCGCCTCTTTCGAGAGCCAGGGCAGGCTGACCCCGCAGAAGCTCAGGACGGCGCGCTCAAAGGCACGGCGCTCCCATCCACGCTGGAGCGCGAGTCGATGTTCACGAAGTCGAACATGGGTCCAGATCCATTCGGCGCGCTGGAGGTCTCCGTCTGCGAGGGTGACCACGGCGTCGTCGATCCAGTCGTCATCCGGTTGCTCATCGGACCGGCCAGACCTTGGAACATCTTCCACTGCTGGCCTGAGGTAAAAAAATCAGCAATCACCGGCCCCAGCTCGGACACAGACACGCTTTCATCAAGCCACGATTCGAGCTGCTCCACCCCGGCGATGCCGGCGCGCGCTTTCTGTACTTGCGTCTGCCCGTCTGGAATCAAAAGGATCGCGGCGATGCGCGTGATCTGCTCCGCCATCAGTCCGAAGATGTCATCAGCCGAGAGGTTGTCGCCCTTGAGGAACATCTGCCGCATGATTGGCCACAGCCATTTCTCCTGGCGCGCCACCACCGGCAATGCCGTAAACGTGCGCCCGCCGATCTGGTAGGTCTGGTGCGTGCTGTTCGCCTGTTCGTCCACGTGCTGCACTCCCTTAGGTGTAGGCAATACTGATTTCGTCGTTGCCGGCTGTCGCGTTTCTCGCCATGAGAAAATCCACCGTGGCGAGCGCGACCCCGTCTCGATCCCCATCGCCGATCTTGATGTACTGGCAGACCGGTACCGAGAAGGTGCAGATGTTCCCGGCTGCGCCTGGATGCTTCCAGGTGAGCGCACCTGTGGTGCCGGCCAACCAGCGGCCATACCAATCGTGTGTCGCCACCAGTTCGAGCTCGGGATCGAAGCTGCCCTTCGGCATGCGGCTCGTGAGCAACGTACTGATGTATCCTGAGGCCTGGTTGATGTCCGGACGTGGCGTGAGTTGGTTGCCCATGTCGAACGAAATAGAGGAGATGAATGCCGAGAATGAGGCCACGCTGAACAAGGCGGAGAGCAGGGCCACAGGCACGGTGGTTTCGACCCCGCTCGGCGTGAGCAAGGCTTGATCGGACACCGCGTCATAGACCCCAATGAACGAGAAATCGAACAGGCCTGGCTCGCCGTTCTTCGCGCTATACTTCACGTTGCCGCGCGCGCCGCGCAGCTGTTTTCTGACGCCGTCCTGATAGATCGCGATGGTCAAGGTGGGGATGCTGGCCAGGGCCGACACCGGCGCATAGGTCACGCTCGTCGCCGCCACGACGGTTTCGCCCAGGCCGCAGGCCTTGAACAGTTTGCCCAGCGCAGGGGCGGTGCCCGCCGTGCCAGACCCTTTGTTTTCCACTTTGAACGAGATGGTGGCCAGGCGCGTACCGGGAATCTGCTTGAAGCTGGACAATGAAAGATCCATGAGCTTGCGCTCAAACATGGAGATGTTCGGCTCCCACTTGGCCGGCTCCAAGATCTGCGCATTCGCGTCTGCTCCGACGAGCGTTTCCACGGTGCCCTCGACCGCCTCAATCTTTGCGGCTACGATCTGGCGATTACTCAAAATCCTTCCCATCGCTCACTCCTTTCGCGCGGAATCGCGCAGATCAGTCTCGTTCAGATTTCTTCGGTGGTTCGACCCACTCAGCGCTGCCAGAGGCCACCAATCGTTTCAGCTCGTCGGCGGTGGCATCCTTCGGTGATTCAAGCGCGTCACCGTACTTCCCTACTATTTCGTGCTTGCTGTTTCTGTATTCGCATGTGAGTGTGACTTTCATGATTACCCCGCAATCGCCGGATCGAGCCGGTCGTGTCGATACATGATGCGATAGCCCACCGTGCAGCTCAGCATGGGCATGCCCTCTTCAATCTGCACCGGGCTCACGCCGGTTTCTTCGGTGTTGACGGCGTTCTCGCCACGCCTGAAGTCTGGCTGTATCGCCTTCTGCACGTCGGCAATGAGGCTGTTCATCACTTCCGATGCGGATCGCGCATCGGCCTCCTCGTCCTGCTGCACGACGAGCACCACGCCGACCGAGAGTGTGCGCGAGAGCAAGCCGAGCGGCGCTTCACTGACCACATCGTCGTCGCCCTCCAGCACGTAGGCCATCGGCGGCTGGCTGGACTGTCCTGACTGCAGCGCCCGCTCCACCGCATTCAGCGTGAGGGAATAACCGTTCTCGACGGTGATGGTTTGCGCGGCCGCCACAAGGTTTTTCATGATGCGTTCCCGGACTGACTCAGACATGCGAGAGGCCCTTATTCACATATTGAGAGATTACCTTCATCCGCTGCTCCATCGAGAGCCGCAGGGCACGATGGGCAGCCGCAAGCACTTCCTTCTCGCCGCGTGGGATTTCATTCGCCCAGGCCTGCGTAAAATGCAGGCGCGGTGGAATCGTTACGGATTTGACGCGGGCGAACACCTTTCCAGCTCCGAGCTTGCCATTCTTCTTGCTGAGAAACAGCATCCCCGCCTGCGTGGGTGTAATCGTGGCGCCTTCTTCGTGGACTCGAAGAATGCGGCTAATTTTGCTGACAGATTTCAGGCTGGATAAATCAGCACCCGTCAGGAACCCTTTGACGTGCCCGCCTCGTTTGAACTGTCCGCCGAACAGGGCGGCCCCCGCTGGTTTCGACAGGGGGCCCACGCCTTTCGAGCCGGTCATTTGCTGTATGGTCCGCCGCCTGACACGCCTGGAAAAACGCCCCATGGCGCCCTTGACGAATCGTGTCGTCGTAACTGGGGCGGCGGCAAAGGCCTGTTGCAGTTCGTCGAAATTTACCGCGTCGACGATGACTCCCTGCGTCGGCATTACGCTTGCACCAGCACACGGAACATGCCGCCGTCGAACGACCGCAGCCCCGCGTCCTCTTGGATCACTTTGTTCACGGAAAATTCCGTCTCCTGTGTATCGTCCAGGCTCTTCTTGAATCGCACCCGGTCGAACCGTTCCTTGATGGCCGTCACGCCATTCATGGCGTCCCGAGGAATCAGTAGCTCCATCGTATGGGCCGCATACTGATAGCTCCCTGCGCTCTGCACCTGTGTCGGCCGCCGTTCCACAATCGCTTTAAACTGCCTCGCCACCCCGCCATGCGGCGTATAGGTGACCAGCTCGCCTCCGAGCTGGTCCACCAGTGTCACTGCGTCAGACATCGAGGCTCCTTAGACGATCTTCTTCTTCCCTGCTGCGGTGACGCTCACGAGTGATGGCCCGGTGACGATCGTGCCCACGTAGCCGAGAAATCCACCCGTCACCTGCTTGGGGTCGATCACGACCTTGGAGCAGCTGTTGGCGGTATTCACGGGAAAGGTTGCGCCGGTAATATCCGCTGCGCCGGTGCCGTTCGCGTCGGTCGCCGATTGGAGCTTGCCCGCGATGGAGCCGGTCACCGCGCCCAAATTTTGCTGTACAAGAATCTCGCCGTCGTAGGGCCGCACGTCCAGCCACTTGCCTGATCCACTGGTGGCAGCGGCGGTGTTGGCACAGGACGCCGCGTCGAGAATGGCGCTCGCGGTCGCGGCGCTCGCTTGTGAATTCATCATGATGCATCCCTCCTGATTCAGATAAATTTCGTGGTCCTTGCCTGTTCGACTACGTGCTCGTGTATTTCTCTGTGTGCTTCTTCGTCTTTCGAGTCTCATCTGCCGGCGGATCGGATCTCTCCGCTCCCGCCTCCACCACGGGCGGCGCATCCTTCACCACTTCCACCGCCCCGATGCTCACCAGAAACTGGACCATGGCCGCATCCAGGTCCGTGGATTGACCGGCCACCAAGTGCCGGTCCACCCCAATGCACACGCCACGGAGCGCCATAACCTTCATGACAGGTTGGTGCTCAAGACAAAGGCCTGCGGGTAGCGGACCAATACGTCCACCATCCACATGGCGCGAATGCCCACCTGGGCCTGGTTGAATCTGGTTCCGCCGTGATCCATGGCCAATTCCAGCACGCCCCAATCGCCGATGATGACCTCATCCCATGACCCAAAGAGCAGATTGGCTGAGGCCAATTGCTCGCTCGACATGGCGCGAAATCCGACGAGCTGGCCGTCGAGCATGTTCCCGGCCCAGATTGGTGTATCGGTGCTGGTAAACCGCTGCACCGTCATGAGCTTTGCGGATCCGGCGGTGTTCGTCACGAACCCAGGATTGCCACGGACGGCATTCACGGTTGCGGCGGAGGTGATGAATGCGAGGATCTTCGCGTAGGTGGCCGACGCCGCGTCCTGCCCGGACGTGATGCCGGTGGTGTTCTTGATCCCGAGAGGCTGTGCGCCGCCAGTGCCGTTGATGACGACGTTGTCCACGCCGTCGATGGCGATGTCTGCCGCGAGGTCGGCCATGACGAACTGTTCCGCCGATGGCGTGCTCTGCCGCAGTAGCTGCTCCGACACGTCGGTGATGGCGATCGCCGTTTTCGGCGTCATCGAGAGCTGTCCCAATGCTTGGTCTGATGCGGTGATGTTTGCGCCGTCACCGCCCTGCCAGGTGACGGACGCCTTGCCGGTTTGACGGGCGAAGGTGACGTTGCCGACCAACCCGGAGAGGTTCCGGGCACCCATGTTGAGCGCCACGGAGCGGTTGCGCAAAATGTCGATGAAACCAAGATTGTCCACGTTCACCATGTATCCGCCCTTGGCTCCTGGAAGTGTGGACATGGCCCGTGAGGCGGCCTCACGTCCGAGTGGACGGGTCAGCACTTCTCCTGGGACCAGAATGTTTGAGGTGAGATCGCGCCCCAAATTCTTGGCGACGGTGCGCGAGCATTCCAGTTCGAACGCGGCCTCCTCGTGGAATTTGGGATTCGACGCCCCGAACTTGAGTGCACGGATCGCCCGGAAAATGCTGTACTCTTTGGTTTCTTTTGCCGAGAGCCCCACCGCCGATGCCGAGACGGGATTCAACTTGCCACGCTCTTCCATGACATCGAGGATGTCCTTCGCCACGATCGTCAACGGCGTGCCCTCTTCGATCCAGCGCGCTTCCACGCGAGAATCGATCTTGTTCGACTTGCAGAGGTTGAGAATGGCGCCGCGCCGTTCCTTCTCCGCCTCGACTGCGCCAATGCTGTTGCGTTTCGCAGCGTCTGCGGCTGCCGCTGCGGCTCGTTCTTCTTCTGGGCTCATGGGTTCCTCCTTGAATGTGGCCGAGTGGGCCGGTGGTGATACTCTCAACATCCTGACTTCGTACTCGCTCTCCTGCCTGCCGATGCCAACCGTATGATCGGCTGGGACGGTGACGATAGAAATTTCCAGCGGTTGCCAATCGGTCGCCCGGTAGATGCCCGTCTCCTTGTTCTCCTCGATCACATGAATCTGATAGGCCAGGGACACATTGCGGAGACCACCGTCGATCATCGCCTTGACTTCATTGGCGCGATCGGTCGGGAACAACTTGGCATCGACCACCAGGCGATTCTTTTCGACGCGGGCGCCAGTGATCATGCCGATGGGGTCGTCCACGTTGTGGTTGAACAGGAGCGGCAGGGCCCCAGCGGAGGCGCGCTTGAGATTGACGGCTGATGGTTCGTGGGAGAGCACCTCTGTGCCATACCAGCGTTCCACCGGCTCTTCTGAGGACGCCGGGAATGTCAACACATTGTCCGAGTCTTTCCGCTCCGCGACGATGTCGGCATGGACCCAGCGGTGCAGCAAACCCTTCTGTTTGACGACTTCCTCAGTCATTCCTTGACGCATGTGACCTCCCGGCATCGCGCAGCATTTTTTCGGCATTCTTGATCGTCTCGTCGTCGCTCTCGTCCGCGTCGTCGGCCCGCGTGGCCTGCGGCGTGGCCGGCGGTGTCGCATTCGGATCTTCAATCGTCGAGGGATCGGTGTCGAACTTCAGGCCCATCGCCTGCATCATGTCGAGCTCTTGCTTCCGCTCTTTCAGGATGTCTTCTAAGTCGGAGCCGTCCGCCGTCTGCGCAATGACGCGCCCGACGGTCGTGAATCCGTTTCTGATCGCCTTCTCGTAGGCCTCGACTTCTTTGGTGGGATCGATCCAGCTCCAGCCGCGCGGCTTGAACCGCACCGCTTCGTACTTGCTCGGGGTGAGCGCGTACGACTCTAGCGGCACGCTGGCCACCGCGCCGGAGAGTACGGCTTGGTGGAGCCATATCGCATGGAGGCGCACCCGAAAATCTCTGATGAACCACATCTGCAGCACACGCCAGAGATCGCGATCGTCGAGCAGCGCCAGGCGAGAACTGGAATAATTGCTCTGCGAATAGTCCCGGCTCAGGCTTTCGTAGCTGGGGCCGGTGCCTGCCGCCACTTCGCGCAGCATCATCCGCATGAAGGGATCTAGCTGCGCGTTGGGGCGATTGGGGGCCGCATAATTGAATTTCTCTCCTGGTGCCAAATGCTCGATCATCGCTGGAGAGAGTTCGACTTCCTTCGATCCGTCCGGCTGGTCGTCTCCAAAACTGCTCTCGCCGTCAGGCGATTCGATGAATCCCATGTAGCACGCCGAAGCACGGGCCGCGGTGATCTCGGCCTCCGTGAGGCCGTCCATATCGTTAAACTTGCGCGCTGTCGCGTGCATCCAGGGCATGGCGCGCGTCTGTGGCCAACGATCGATGAGGCGCAGATGGATGATGTCGGCTGCGGGCACCCGTTCGATGCGGTCGGTCTGGTCGGCGGTCCCTCGCAGATCGCCTGGATGCAGATGGCGAATCCAGTAGGCCAACGGCGCGCCGAATGCGTTGACTTCGATGCCCATCTTCACGATGGCATTCACGGCGACTGGCGTCGGTTGAAATTGGTCTGCGATGCGTTCCGATTCTACGATCTCCAAGGCTAACGGGATGCGGGAGTTCCCGAATCGAGTCCGATGGATGCGCACGAAAATCTCGCCCGCTTCGAACACTTGGCCAACCAGTTGCCGCTCCAGGGCGTTGAAGTGCAGCGACTGCCCGGTATGGCAGTGATCAGCCTGGCACCACTCTTCATGCTTCGATTCTATGTCGTCGTTGATGCGATCGTTCAAGTCGCCTCGGCTCGTTTCTACTTTCGCCTGCATGCCGATGCCGGTGCCGATGACGTTGTTCTGCACAATCACTTTCGCACGCTTGGCGTACGGCGCATCTCGCACTAACCCGCGTGACCTGTTGACTGCAATGCGCAGGCTGCTCGACAGTTCGCTGTCCTCACTGCTGGTCTGCGTGCCCCACCCTGATGTCAGGCGTGATGCGCGCGCCATGGCGTACATGCGCTGCTGGCGCACCGGAGCCTTGGGCGCAGCGGAGAAGATCGACGCAATTCTTTTTATGATGTGATTAAGCACGCACGAACCTCACGCCGATGCGTCGTGGGTTGATGCCCGTGCGGGCCAAGGTTTCCGCCTGGGCTTCTTTCGCCACTTCAGCCCGGTAAAAGCTGCGCCATAGAATCATCTCAGCGGGCGAGAAGCTGCGGATGCGCCGGCCGTTGGTTTCCAATTCGAGCTGCGTCGATGAGGCCTTGCCTGCGAAGGCCGCCTCGATGGCCTCCAGCATCGTCTTGGCATGTGAGCGAAAATCGAACGTCGTGGCGATGGCGATGTCCGGCAGAATGTCGATAATGCCGGTGGCGACGGTGTAGATCTCTAGCGCCTTCGTGACCCGCGCGGCCCATTGGTAGGAGCCTGCGGTATAGGGCGCCGTGGTCGCCGCCGGGACCGACACGGAAAAATCGGCTCCCGCGGCGCTCGCGTTGATCGTAATTTTCGAGGTGGCGTTGATGAGCGTGTAGGAGAGCGCCCAGCCTGCATTCGCGGGATAGTCCGAGAGTGACTTCGTCCACGCCAGCAGATCGCCGGCGCGGAATGAAGACGGCTCAGTTGTCGGGACCGTTGCGCTCATGCACGCAGAGGTACATCGAACAGGGCAGAGGTGGCTAGTGGAGGATAGTGGCGAATAGTGGCAAACAGTGGACGATTTTTAGGTGCGCCAGCGATTCACGAAAGTGGCGCGAACTGGCTTGGGCTGTGGTTTCTCGAACGGTTCACCCGCTTCAGCATTGAGCCGTCCGGACTTGATTAATTTTTTCACGTCTGCAAACGGCACAAACCACCCGTCCTTGACCTTGAAGGCGTTGGGGAATAGCTGATCCTCTACGATCCAGCGATAGATCGTGTTTTCGTGTTTATCAAACAACTCAGCGAGCGCTTTGGTCGTGTAAAACTTATCCCGCACTAGCCCTCGCTTGCTCAATCATGCAACGGGCTCTATTGACCTTGAGCATGCTATCTCCACCCTTGCACAAAGTTGCTCCGCCTGGGCTGCGGAGATCTGACCGGACGCGCAGGACCTGGGGTCGGCGGCGTCAAGGCCTGCTCTACTTTCTCTGCCATCTGCCCCGTACTGCCCGTTGGCGCCACGGCTACGGCCTTCTCGATCTTCCTCTGCATTTTGACGGCGAGCCCATCAAGATTCGGGTTCAATATCTTCAGCGCGGCCATGTTGTAGACGCGAATATCCAGCGCCTCGTTCCTGCTCCGCGTCTTTTTGTAAAAGCGCCCGACCAGCACGCCCTTGGTGTATTTCTGCATCTTCTCTTCGCTCGTCAGCTGATCGAAATACTCCTCGTCGTACTCCGGATAGTCCGGGAAGTGCATGTAGCCTGGACCGAACTCGACGATCTGCAGCCTGGGAAACAACGTGTCCTTCGCCGCCACGGTGCCAATCATCCACAGATAGAGCCGTGACTTCTTCTGCTTGGACGGGCGCGGCGGCACGAGCGGATCGCCCATGGTGCTCGATCCTTTCCCCGCGCAGATACGCCCGCCACGATAGGATTTCACGAATTGATAGGCTTCCTGTGTGTAGTGGCCTCCGGTATCGACGAGGATGTTTTGCACCGCCATCGACACGCCGCACTCATGCGTCAACGGCTCTTGCAGCCAGGCGGCGCACTCGTCCCACACGGTCTTCTGCGAGGGCTTGCCGAAGAATTGCTTATAGCCCAGACTCCAACTTTCTTCACCGACACCCCACCCGACTTTTTCCGCTTCGAGCCGATCGTCCTGGACGTCGATCGCGGCGGTCACGACTAGCACCCCGTCCGGGCAGGGCGCGGCGTAGGTCTCGCGGCGGTTCATGATCGAGTGCTTTTCGACCTTCTCCCCCGCCTCCTGCCACGTCTCGGCCAGGATGGTGTTCACGAACGCCTTCAGCGCCCGGTGATCTCCTCCCCGCGCCTTTTGGGTGGCCTTCAAGTGCCGGCGGGCGATCTCGGCCCAGCTCAGTGGCCAGCCGTATGGCATGTAGAGCGCATTGATGAAAAACGATCTGATGGGGTTTGCTGGGTACTCGTGCACCCAGGTCCCGTAGTCGAGCATAAAACTCTTGTGATGCTCTTCGATCAGCGCATGGCAATGCTCGCAGCGGTAGGCCGTGTCGGCCGGGCGCTTCACGCCGTCGAACGTAAACACAAGCTGGCTGAACCGCAGCCACTGTGTCTTCAGGCAGTGCGGGCACGGGACATAGAATTTGCCGCGTGAGCCAGCGAGGTAGGCCGGCTCGATGATGCTGGTCTCGGCGTCCAACGGCGTCGAGAGCTTAAAGATCTTTCTGCGCGCAAACGTCGAGGTGCGATTCTCCGCCAGTTCGCTCGGATGCCCTTCGCCGTCGGCGTCCTGCACGTAGCCGTCCACCTCGTCGAGCATCAGATTTTTGACCGACGTGAAGCGGAGCCCCACCGCCGAATTGCTTCCCGTGAGCACAATCATTCCGCCCATGAATTCTTTCGACAGAACCGTGTTGCCGCTGTCGCGCGTACGCGCTTCACGGACCTTGCCTTTCAGGCACGGCGTGAGATCGATCATCGGTTGCAATTTTTGCTTGGAGAACTTCTTCGCGAGGTCCACCGTCGGCTCGACGACCATCGAGGCAGCCGGCGCGCGATCGATGGTATACCCCAGCCAGTTCACGCCGACGGTCGTCGCGCCGATCTGGTGACTCTTCATCACCACCACCTCGTGACAGGGATGCGACGGACTCAGGCATTGATAGACCTCGCGCCAAAACGGCGTCCGGCTCGTGCGATACTTCCCCGCCTCTGCCACAAACGACGGGAGCATGACGTGCTGATCGGCCCACTGATCAACCGTCTGCAACGGATCAGGCGTCAACCCAGCCTCAAACGCCTCCAGGTACACCGCCGACTCGGCATAGGCATACTCCA